TAAAGTATGAAAAATATATATTTGCTGTTTTATTCGGTGGGCGTGCATCTGGAAAGTCGCACGAAGTAGCTGAACATTTAATAATAGCAATGGCAAACAATGAAGCTGATGTTTTATGTTGTAGAGAAAAACAAAACAGCATAGCCAACTCTAACTGGAAACTTGTTACATTAAAAATTGAACAACTAGGCTTGTCACATTTGTTTGAATGCACAGAGTCTAAGGGTCTTATTAAGTGTGTAAATGGTAGGCAAATGACATTTAAAGGCTTGTCTGGACAAACACAAGAAAGTATTAAGTCTTTTGAAGATTTTAATTATGTATGGGTAGAGGAAGCCCAGTATATGACAAGGGAGAATTTACAAATCCTAGTCCCTACTATTATCAGAAACAAAAACCCAAAGATATTTTTTACGATGAATCCGCGTTTTGAAGAAGATGCAGTTTATGCTGAGTTTATAGCCAAAAACAGAGACGATACAATAAAGATTTTTATCAACTATATGAACAATCCTTTTAATAACAAAGAAGTATATGCGGAGGCAGAAAGATGTAAAAAAGAAGATGGCAATGATGTTTATAGTCATATATGGTTGGGAGAGCCAAGGGGAGAAAGTAATGCGCAGTTTATCCCAAATGGTTTAATATTATCAGCAATGAATACCGAAGCAACTATAAGTGACAATGAAGGGTTACCAGTGATATTGAGTTGCGATAATGCAAGAATGGGCGACGATAGTACAGTTATATCAATGAGACAAGGCAAGTTGTTTAAAATTTTAAAAAGAATTAAAAAGAATGATGACGATTCAGAAATAGCTCAGTTGTTGGCAAATTATGAAGATGAATACAAAGCTAATGCCGTGTTTATTGATGCGGGTTATGGCTATGGGTTAAAAGATTTTTCTAGGCAAATGGGTAGGCAGTGGCGTTTGGTTCAGTTTGGTGGTAAGTCAAGCAACAACAATTTTTTAAACAAAAGGGCGGAGATGTACTGTAATATGCGACAATGGTTAAGAGATGGGGGGGCTTTACCTAACGACCCAGTTTTAAAAGCACAATTAAGAAGTATTGAGATAAAGCAAAACAACGATAATAAAATAGCTTTAAAAAGTAAAGATGAAATGAAAAAGGAAGGGAAGCCGTCTCCTGATGATGTAGATAGTTTAGTGTTGACTTTTGCGTATAATGTTGTTAATGATAAGATTAGAACAAATTTAAATCAAAATCAGAACAAGGCTAGAACTAACATAGGTCTTAAACATTTTTATGGGAGAAAATAATGGGTATAGTTAGAAATGCTTTTAAATTTATTGCAGATGATATACTTAATATTGACTCTGGGCAACAAACGCAAATAAAAACGCCTGTTATTAAAAACAATAAAACCCAACAAATAAGCGCGGGGGTTTCAAAACTTAAAAACCAACAAATAAAGAAACGAAAAAAAAGAAACACAACAACAAAAACTAGTCGTTATGGTATTAGTGATGACTCATTAAAAGTAGGTTTATCAAGAACAATAGGAGTTTCTTAATGGCGTTAAAGCTTGCAGATTATTTTTTTACTAATATGTCAAAACATTATGACAATTATATTATTGACCATAAATTATTGCGTGAATGGGTAGTCCCTAGGCTTGGTAGATTTGACCACGAAGTAGATAATGAAAAAATGGGCAAAGGGAAATTATATTTTAACCCTAAACATATTACGCCTGAATCAATTCTTGCTCATCGTGTTTGTAGTGGTGGTTTAATGGCTGGTTTAACAAATAAAAGCCGTCCTTGGTTTGCTATGCAACCATCAGACCCAACAGTTGAATTAAATGCTGAAATACAAGAGCGTTTAAAAAAGAATACTGATTTAGTTAATAGTATACTTTTAAAATCAAACTTTTATGATGAGACTGCTAAATTGTACGACGATTTAACTTTATTTGGTCAAGGTTGTATGATGATTGAAGCAACTCTTGATAATGATGTAATACATTGCCAAACTTTCCCACAAGGTTCTTATTTTGCAGATATTAATAGTAAAGGCTATATAAATAAGTTTGCAAGAAAAATAAATATGAATGTGTTACAAATTGTTGAAAAATTTGGACTTAACGCTTTAACTAAAAAAATGAAAATTGATTATAAAGAAGAAAAATATTCTTCAATACATCAAATAAAACATATTATATTTCCTAATCCTGATTATATAGAAGAGAAAGACTTACAACCATCTCAAAAAGAAAAATTTAAGTTTATAGAATATTATTATGTTAATGAAGAGAATGAATTTTTTCTTTTAAAAGACGGTAATTATAGCGTTTTCCCTGTAATGTTTCCAAGATGGCAAACAATGGGCAATGATGTTTATGCTTGTGGTTCGCCAGGCATTGATTGTTTAGGTGTATGTATGCAATTACAAGAATTTGAGCTATCTAAACTAAACATAGTAGAATTATCTGGGAATATACCTTATATTGCACCTGCTGGTGCTAAATTAGACCTTTCGCCAGGTGGAATTTCAATTGTAGATGAAGAAGGTCAAGGACTTAAAAGCCAAGTTTACCCAGCATTTTCACAACTATCTAGTATTGAACCAATTACAAGAGACATAGCAAAGAGTGAAATCAGTATTAAACGTTGTTTCTATGTTGATTTATTTAGTAGTTTATTGTCAATGCCTACAAATAATATGACTGCTCGTGAAGTACAAGAAAGACACGAAGAAAAAATGTTATTATTAGGCTCTGTACTTGAAAGACTTAGTAAAGAATTTTTAGACCCAGCAATTTCACGCATTTTTTCTATATTAGTTGACCAAGGCAAAATTGAAGACGCATCTGATGATTGGCAACCTGAATATACTTCTATTTTACACGAATCAATGAAAGCAAACCGTTCTGATGATACAAAAGAAAGATTTGTACAATTCTTAATGGCATTAGGACAAATAGACCCAAAAATTATTCAATCAATAAAACCTTATACTATATTAGAATTGTTTGCAAAAGATTTAGGTTTACCAATAGAAATTTTAAAAACTGAATTAGAATATGAACAAATACTTAATGAAATTAATGAACAAAATCAAAATCAACAGCAAATAGAATTAGCTGAACGAGCAATTAATAGTGCAAAAACAGCTAGTGAAACAAAAAATGAAGATGGTAGTACTTTATTAGATACTGCGGGAGGTTTATAATGGCAAAAATTATTGTAGAATTAGAAAAAAATACACTTACTAATATTATGAATACCGAAGATGGAAAATTATTTTTAGCTTGGATTTTAGCAGAAGGCTATTTATTAGCTTCTGATGGTTCAGGAAATTTAGAAAGTATACACAGGATTCAAGGTAAAAGAAAAATAGCAGAAAATATATTAAACGAAATGAATAATGCTAATCCTGATTTATCTAAAATTATTATAAATAAATTATTAACAATAAAAGCTGAAAATTCAGTAGGCAAGAAAGGAAAATAAAATGACTGAAAATAATGAAGAGATTAATGAAGAGAAATTACCATTAGAAGAAACTAATGAAAAATTAGAAGAGACTAATGAAAAATTAGAAGAAACTGATGAGAAATTGCCATTAGAAAAAACTGATGAAGAAACTGATGAAGAAACTGATGAAGAAACTGATGAAGAAAAATTGCCATTAGAGCAAGAAGAAAAAAAAGAAGATTTTAAAAAAGAAGATTTTAAAATTCCAGAAAATGTTGATAAAGAAATTTGGGATAAATCTGTTGATATTGTAATGGAATATAAAGATAACCCAGTTGAAATGTTAGAAAAACTAGCAAATAATCATACAGAAGAAATAACAAAACAAAATGAACAATATGAACGCGAAGTTTATAATGGAATAGTTAAAGATTTTAAAGAAGACCTTAAATCTGATAGATATGGGGGACATAATCAAGAACAAATTAAAACTCTTATTAACTTAGGGGCAAATAAATTGGGATTATCTGATAGTGATTTATTAAAAAATAAATTTCTATTAGCTAATAAGGAGCTTAACCACGCATTGTATCTAGCAGGTATAAAGCTTAGTGAAGCTTCGGGAATTGGGGGAACTAAAAATCAAAGTGAACCTGATTCTAGTGAAGAAAGAGCTAAGAACTTTTATAGTAAAACTTAGCGTAATTAAATAATTTAAAAAAAAGGAAAAAAAATTATGTCACAAAAAATGACCACATTTGATGTAGCCAATCATCTTGACCCTAATGGAAAGAGTGTTATGGTTGCAGAAATATTAAATAAATCATCATCTATTCTTAGTGTAGCACCTACAAAGCCAACAAATAAAACTGATACTCACACAGGTACAGTAAGAATCTATTTACCTACTGGTACTCGTATTGGTTATGGTGAAGCAACGACTGTTGATAAATCAGGTTCAGCTATTATAACTGATACAACTTCAAAGCTTAGTTCTGGTTATATGATTCCAAAGGATGTAGCAGAAATGGGTGGAAACCCAACAGAAGTTTTAAAAGCAGAAGGTGAAGCTCATATAGAAGGTATGGGACAAACATTACAAAATGATATATTCTATGGTAATAACAAAACAAATCCTAAACAACTTACAGGTTTTACTGCTCGTTATAATTCAAAAGAAGAAGATGACGCTCGCCAAAGACAACAAATTATTGATTGCGGTGGTACAGGGTCAGATAATGCTTCTATATGGTTTATAGCTTGGCACCCTGATAATTGTCATCTTTTATATCCAAAAGGTTCAAAAGCAGGAATTCAAGCTGAAAATTACGGTGTAACACCTGATACTATTACTGAAAACGGTAAAACAAAAATTCAAGCTAATTATAAAGCAGAATTTTTTGCTAATATTGGATTGCACATTAAAGATTATCGTCACGCAGTTCGTTTAGCTAATATTGATGTTTCTGATTTAGAAAATAGTGACCCAATTAATTTAATAGAGAAATTTAATTTAGCTTTGGTTAAAATGGGTATTGTTACATCAAAAGGTAATTGTAATTTACAAGTATATATGAATGAAGATGTTTATAGTGCATTTGTAAATCAAATTGAAACTAAATCAAACTTAAATTATACAATAGAGCAACTTGAAAATGGTCGTCTTATAACGAAATTTAAAGGTGTTACAATTAATCAAGAAGATGCTTTATTAAGCACAGAATCCCAAGTAGTTTAGAAAGGAAAAAATTATGATAGATACTTCATTAACATTTAGCGACAATGTTGCTTTAACAGCAACTGCTAATTCAAGCAATGTTGACTTTAAAACAGTTGCACCACACGGGAATAAACCATTGCCGTTGCAAGTTTCAGTAGGAACTACATTTACTTCTTCTGGAAGTTCAACTTTAACAATATCATTAGAAATTGCTGATGATTCAACATTTTCAACTAATCTTCGTTCATATGCATTGACAGGAGCTGTTGCAAAATCATCATTAGTTTCAGGTTATCGTGTAGTTGGTAGTCTTTCTGCAATACCAGTAGAAGAAAAATTCCGTTATGCTCGTTTAGTGTACACTGTTAACGTATCAAACTTTACAGCAGGTAAACTTACAGCGTTTATTGGTTCAGACTTAGAAACAAAAGTATAAAAAGGAAAAATTATGATATACATATGTAAAACAAAATGTTTTTATCAAAATAAAATTTGGGATGAAGGCGATGAATTAAATTCAGCTAATATTGATGTAAACACTATTCCTCGTCATTTTGAACCAGTAGAAAAGGTAAAAGAAGAAAAAAAGAAAGGAAATAAAGGAAAGAAAGGAAAAAAAGAAACAAATCCTTGGGATAGTTTAGAACCATATGATACTAATGGAATAGACGCTAAGGATATGGTTAATACACTACTAGTTAATAAAGAAATTGATATTAATTTAGTAAAAATAATAGAAAGTATAACTGATGAAGAAGAATTGAAAAAAATCATTTCTTTCTTAAAAAGTTAAAGGAAACATAAATGACTACAAAAGCCAAAATCGCAACGCAAGCATTATCATTTTTAAATGAAAATACAATAATATCTGATTTTGAACAAGGCACTAATTCACAAGAAGTAATTGCTCGTAAATTTTACGACTCTGTACTTGAAGATTTGCTTATTGCTATTGATTGGGGCTTTTGCGGTCGTTTGAAATATCTTTCAGATGTAATTTTAATATCTGATATAGAAAAAATTGGTGGTTGGGAATATAGTTTAAAATTTCCAAATGATGTTTTAAAAATACGCTCAATTACTGATAATCAAATGCCAATTGAGTATCAAGTTGCAAACAGCGAAAAAGAAAATATTACAGTTATTTATTGTAATACAAATACTGTTTTGTTAAATTATACAGCTTTAATAACAGATACTACTCTTTATCCACCATATTTTCGTAATCTTTTATCTTGGGGATTAGCAAAAGCAATGGCTATGGAAATTACTAGTCGTACAGAAATGCTTACATATGTAGAACAAAATTATAACAAAGCATTAGATAAAGCTAAAACAATTGACTCAAATACAACAAATAATAAACTTAATAACAAAGTAACAACTAATAAATTTATTAAAGCTAGACAAGGAAGATAAATGTCTTTATTTTCACAATCATCATTTTCTAGTGGTGAATTATCACCACAAATAAGACAAAGAAATGAATTAGCACAAGTATATTCAGGTTTAAGTTATGCAAATAATTTTATTGTAACTCAAACAGGAAATCTTGTTAATCGTGGCGGATTTCAATTTATTGCAAAAACAGACGAAAATTCAAAACAAATGGTTTTTGATTTTGGTTTTGGGCAAATATATATACTTGAATTTATTGATTATAAAATGTATGTCATTAGAAATGATGGTTTAGTTCTTAAAAATGACATAACAATTACAAGCCAAAATAATACAACTTACACAACATCAAGTTTAACAAATATTGTAAATAATGATTTAATGTTTGTTGATGGAAATGTATATAAATTAACAAAATTAAACAACACAGAATTTGAATTAGTTAATACATATAATAATCAAAAAATTAATACGGCATATACTACCATATCACCTGTATATTATATGACTACACCATATCAAAACCAACATCTTAATACTTTACAATATGTACAATCTACTGATACATTAATTGTTACATCTGAACATTATCCACCTAAAAATATTGTTAGATTAGGTCACGATAATTGGACAATTAACGATATATCTTATTCACCAAGTTTTTCACCCCCTACTCCTACCACTACAATAAACACTTATGAAATAACAGCTGTTAATCAAAATACTGGTGAAGAAAGCCAATCATATAAAGCTACTTCTTCTAATCCAAGTGGGAATGATACAAGTGTAACATTTGAAGTATTAACAAACACTAATACTGTTACTTATGAATACAATATATTTAAAGTAGAAAATGGTATTGCAGGATTTATTGGTATTGCAAAAACTAGTCCGTTTATTGATAAAAATATTACACCTGATTTTAAACAAACACCACCTGAATTGCGTAATTTTTTTGAAAATAATAATCCATTTACAGCTGTTTATCACAATCAACGAACTATATATGGGGGTACAGTTAACGAACCACAATGTTTTTATGGTTCTAAAATTGGTGATTTTAATAATTTTAATAAAACATTTCCAATTCAAGATGATGACCCTTTTAAATTTCAATTAAATAGTTTAAAATCACAACGCATACGACATCTTATATCAATGCGTGGTATATTTGCTTTTACAGATTCTAGTATTTGGTACATTACAGGTGATAATAATGGACTTATTAAACCTAATTTAATTAATGCAGAAGAACAAGTTGTACGCTCAACATCTAAAATTAAACCATTGCGTATTGGACGCGATATATTATTCTTATTAGAAGGTGGTCGTGATGTACAATTATTAAATTATAATTATGAAATAAATGGATTTGATGTTTTATCATTAACAACATTTGCTTCACATTTATTTGAAGATGAATATATTATTGATTGGGATTATGCAGAAAAACCTTTTGGAATAATTGTATGCGTAACAAATAAAGGAAATGCATTTGTTTTAACTTATAATAAAGAACAACAAATACTTGCCTGGACACGATTAGAAACTAGCGGAGAAATGTTAAGCGTTATATCTATGCCAAAAGATAATGAAGATTATTTAATATTTAAAGTTAAACGAACTAATGGCGTGTTTTTAGAAAAAATGAATAATAGAGATTTTAAATATTATTATGACGGCAATTTTTTAGATAGTTATAGTGTTATTGATAACTTTAATGATGAAGTATTAACCTTAACATCTACAACAACTAATGATGATGAAAAATGGACAACAAATGATACTATTAAAATAGAATCAGCTAATAACGAATTTACAGCTTCAAGTGTTAATAAAAAAATTAATATTAAAAATAATACAACTGTAACATTAACTATTACTAGTTTTATTGATACTAAAACAGTTTTAGCAAAACCTAATATTTTAATACAAGAAGATTTAAGAACTAATCATCGTTGGGGGTTTTCTTTTCAAACAATTAGCGGACTTTATCATTTAGAAGGTAAAAAAGTATCCGTTGTATATGATGGCGGAAATGGCACAGAATATACTGTAACAAATGGAAGTATAACATTATCACAATCATCTGCTTTTGCTTGTATTGGTTTACCATATATAGCAACAATGCGTAATATTGATATTAATACACCAAAACAAAATTTAATGAATAAACAGAAAAAAGTTAAAAAAGTTTTTGTATCATATTTAAAAACATTTGGAATTTCATCTAGTTTAAGTGATGGAAAAAAACAAGAAAATGATAAAAATGTTGAATTATATACTAAAACAGAATCATTTACTTTAATTACTTCAAATAAACAAGAAGGAATAATTGAAATTGTTCAATCTAAACCATTTCCAGCAAATATTACATCATTATCAATAGAAGTGGATATATCTGATGTTAACTAAAACTAAACAATCTGATATAGATTATTTAATTAATAATCCTAATGAATATATTGTTGATGTTTTAGGTAAAGATAGTATAAAAGATTTTATTGAAAAAATTAAAATTTTAAACGATTGTAAAGCTTTTACTTGGAGTAAAGATGGTAAAATAATTTCTATTATATTTCGTGCAGTTATTAATAATGAATATTTTATATCAATGATATGTACTAAACATCTTAAACATAATCTTAAATCATTTTTTAATACAGCAACATATGTTCTTGAAAAATGGCAAAAACAATATATAATAAAAGCAATATCAAGTACTTCAATAAATGAATGTAAATTTCATAAATTAATGGGATTTAAAAAAATACAAGTTAAAGAAGGAATGTTAATATGGAAAAAAACATTAAAAGGTTAATAATATGGATTGGAATTTAATTTCTGCTGGGTTAAGTGCTTTTTCTGGGTTTTCAAATTCTAGAACAACCCAAAAAACATTAATAAATAATTCTAATACATTAAAAGAACAAGCTAAACTTCTTGATAAAGATGCAACTGAACAAGAAAAAAAAGGATTTTTATTATCTCAAAATTATAAAGGAAATGTAAAACGATTAAAAGGTCGTCAAGTATCTCTTTTTTCTTCTTCTGGTGTTACTGTTGGTGTAGGTTCTGCTGGTGATGTTACTGATGAAACAGAAATATTAGGCAAAATAGAACAAAATATTATTTTAAAAAATGCAATGGGTAAAGGAAATTTACTTCGTGATACAGCTAGAATTAAAATTAATCAATCTAATAAATTTGCACAACAAGCAGAAGATGAAAATCCAATGTTAGATGGTCTTTTAAGCGGTGCAATAACTTTTTTAAGGGGTAAATAATGAAAGAGATTCCAACAGCTTCACAAGCATTAAATCCACAAACATTAGAAGCAGAAACAACTGCTAAACCAACTTTTTTGCCAAATGAAAGAAATACAACTGCTAAGCAATTACAACAAGCTAGTAACATTGCTTCTTTGCAAAATAGTTATAAAATAAAAGAAGAAAAAAATGAATCACTTAAAATTTTTAATAAATTTCAAGAAGATTTTAATGAAAAATTATATAAACCAAACGGGTTACTTGATATTAATAAAGGAGTAGGTTCTACTAAAAAAATATTAGGTGCTTATGAAGAATTGTCTAAAAAATATGCTAATGGAAAATCTGTTAATATTAAAAAACATTTTTTAGAACTTGCTAATTCTTCTAAAATGCCAATTTTTAAAAATATTTCTAATATTGAAAGAAATCAAGTACAAAAAGAAGAAAAAATAAACAATGAAAAATGGCAAAAAAATATTATTAATCACATAATTAGTAATGGTTTTGAAAGTGAAGATATTGAATTTTATAAAGAACAATATGCTATTAAAAACAAATATGAAGAAAATGGCTCTATTGTATATCCTGAACCATCTGATAATGAAATTAATAATTTTACAAATCAAGCACAAGAAACATTTTTACAAAAAGTTAAACAAGATTATGAATTAAATCCAATGGATGCATCTTCTATAACTAATTTAATTAATACTGGAAATAAAATTAAAGATAATCCTGAATTATTTAAACTAATTAAAAAAGAATATAAAGAAGCACAAGAATATCAAAAAAATTCACATATTATAAATACACTTGTTAATGAATATAAAGATGATTCAATAGCTAAACTTAAAGAAAAAATAAAAAAAAAGGGGTATAATAATACTATTAAACAAGGTTCTATACAACAAGTTGAAAGATATAAACAAAAACAAGAAAATGAAGACAATCAACATTATATGAAATTATTTGACCAAAAAAATGGTATTTGGGTTTATAAAGATAAAAATGATGCTTTAACTGCAACATCTAATGTTAATAATCAAGATGACAAAGAAGAAATAATTGACGCATTGTTTGGCAAAGGCAATCCTTATGATATGTTTCAAATAATGGAAACACAATTTACAGTTGAAGATTTAATAAAATCTAAGAAATTTAATAGAGACCAAATAGCGGTATTTTCTGAATTTGCTTTTAATCCTAATCAATCAAGTAAAGATTATAATAAAAAACGATTATTATTAGATAAATTTTTAAATTTTACAAAAGGTGAATTTTATGAAGAAGAAAGTTTTTGGTCGTGGCAAAGTAAACCAGAAGAAAAAGCAAATGCTCGTTTAGCTTTATTACAATCTGTTGTAAATAAAATATCATATAGATATGATGAAGATATAAATGTATTAGAAAGAGAAATGGCATTTGAAGTTATGAATTATAATAAATTAATGATTCCTGTTAATGATGAAGATAAAAGAGAGCAATTATCACAAAATATAAATGGAAAAATGGCATCAGATATTTCTGTAATATCAAATATGTATAATAATTTTTCTGGTACAAAACTTCAAATGTTAAAAACAGTAGAAGTTCTTAAAAATAATTACACAGGCACAAATAAAGAATTTGATGTATACAATTTAAAATCACAAGGTTATACTAGTAAACAAATATTAAAAGCTTTTGAAAAGTTAATACAAAATAATTTAAAACCAACTAAAAATCTAATTATAGGAGAAATTGAATAATGAGTAATTTAAGTGAATTAATTACATTATCAGATAATATTAATTCAAAAGATGCTCGAAAAGCAATTAAAAATTCAAAAGAAATTTCACTTCCTAAGTTAGAAGCTATTGATTTAAATTTAAATAATCCTGATATTGTTAAAAATAATACAGACAATGAAAAAAATACAAATTTTATTAATGCACTACAAAACAATTCGGGATTAAGAAATCTTTCACAAAAAAACTCTGCATATTCATCTATTATTCGTGAAAATCCAGAAAGCTTTGTAAAAATTTCAAATGCATTAACTCCATTTACAGAAGATGAAATTGAAAATCGTAGAAAACAAATTTTAAATAATATTGGCTATAAATCAGATAATTGGATTGATTTCTTTACAGAAGGTGTCGGTGATATTCCTGAAACTGCTGTTTCTTCTTTTCATCAATATAATCTTGCAAAAGCAGAAAGACAATATGGAGATAAATTAATTTCAAAAGAAGAACTTGAAAGTAAAAAAGAATCATTTGAAAAAAATAAATTTAATTCAAAAGAAAATCTTGCAAGCATTTTAACTCAATCTGCTGTATTTTTAGAAGAAGCACTAAGACCTGATATAGATAAACTTAAAGGTTATGACCCTATTTTAGGCAATCCTTTTCTTTCTAAAATGATAAATAAAGAAGAATATGAAAAAGCACTTAATGACCCTGAAAGAGTAAGAAAACACGCTCTTTCTCAAACATATAATATTGTTTCAATGAATATAGGTTTAACATATCAAGATATAACAAATTTAGAAAAAGAATTAGGATATAAACTAAACTCTGATACAAAATTTAAACTTGCACAATATGCTGGGAAAACAAACACATTGTTACAACTTGTAGGTGGTGGTATTCTTGGTAAATTAACAAAATCTGTTATAAGTAAAGTTATTGGTAAAACAAGCAAAGAAGTTTTAAAAGAAATTTTAATTGCTTCGGGAACTGAATTTACACAAGAAGCACTTGAAGCAACTGTTTCAACACTTGCAGTTGAATCAGCAAGACAAACAATTCAAACATTAAATCCTAATATGTCAGAAGAAAAGAAAAAAACATTTGTTGAAGGTATGAAAAATCAAGTCCCTAATATTATTAAACAAGGTACTTATGGTGCTATTGCAGGCGGTAGTATTGTTGGTATTTCAGGTGGTGTAGCTAAAATAATAAAAACAACTGGTTCTGTAACTGGTATTTCTAACACTCCAAAAGAACAAATAAATAAATTAAAAAAACAAAAAGATAAAATACTTAACAAAAACTATAATACAACCAAAGAAAAAGTAAACGCTTCGGTAAAAGTAATTAATATTGAAGATAAAATTGCAGAATTAGAAAATAAAATGCCAGAGTCTACACAATTAATGGTAAAGCAAGCTAAATCTGAAATTACAAATGAAAAACTTGATAGTATTATTGAAGAAGTTAATAACCCAAATGTTAACAATGAATCTTTAAGTATAATAGCACAAGATAATGAAGAAACATTAAATGAACTTTTTATTGACCCTAACGATATTGATACATTATTCCAAACAAAAAATACTCAATATGAATGGGAAACTGCACAAGATATGATTAAAGATTTAAATCTTCAAAAAGAATATGAAGATGCTAAAAGTAAAGGTGAAAAACTTAATATTCCAGTTGATAGGTTTGTTGAAAAAATTGCAACAAGTTCAATTGCACAAGATATTAAACAACATACAACATTTAGCAGAGATGAAGATTCTTTATTTGAAGTTAAAGAAGAAGAAAAAAGACTTAAAAAAATCGACAAAGATATTAATAAAAAATATAAAGAAATACGCAATGTTATTTCAGAAAAATTTGAACCAGCACTTGAAACAAGAGGTTATGCAGAAGTTGAAAGTAATGTTGATTTATTATCTCATTTTCTTTATTCAATATCTGAAAGAACAAAAATAAATCCTGATGAAATTATAGAAGAACTTAATCTTACACCTATAAATGTTGAAACAAATCTTAAAAAGAAAAATAATAATATTTTAGGTACTTATAAATATAGTGATGGTAAATCAATTATTAGTCTATTTGATAATGCTAATATTTCAACCTTAGCACACGAAACTTCACATATGTATCTTGATTTTATGACACGCTTAGAAAGCAAAACAACAAATGAACAATTCATTAAAGATATGGAAATTATTAGAGAATATGTTAATAATGATGGTAATTCTTGGACAAAATCACAACACGAAATGTTTGCTGAATCTTGGACTACATATCTTAAAGAAGGTAAAGCACCTACACCAG